GGTCAAACTATCGTCACCACTTTTTACCAGCAGGTATAACGTGTCGGTCTCATCATCATAATGACCATCAAGAACCTGATCGCCATCAACGCCGGTAATATCAAGCGGCCAATACCCTTTTGCAGGGTCAAATGCAAAAGCACCGGTAGAGGCAAAGCACAGATAAAAGCTGCGATAACGGAACGCGACAAAACTTGCAGGATCGAGCGCGAGCCACTGTTCCTTACTGAATATCTCACGGGTAATAACATTCGCACCGCCCGCACCGATAGCAACCAATCCTTCCGTACTCGGATAAAACGCAGTCTCGCCCATGTCTACGATGCCTCGACGACTGAGGTTAGGTGCGCGCAGATCAAGTTTCAAAATCGAAATACCACCCGAGTGCGTTCCTTGAAACACATACGGCTGGCTATCCGTCGTGACAATGAGTGCGCCCTGAGTAGCGGCCATGCCTTTAACAGTAGCGGGGATTGCATACTGATAGTCTATTGGCCAGGCATGCGGGTAGTATGGCTCACAAAAACAAACCGTATTCTCAAACCAGCTTGCCATATAACCGTTACCAGCATTAACAAGCCCTTCAAGATTATCAGGCGGTGCATTGAAGTTCTCAGATTCGCAGGCGTATCCAAGCTGTGCGGTATCCTTCTGGTCGTTGTAGCCATCGATAGTGTCAACAATCTCAGCGACCAACTGAAAGTCTCCGCCGCTATCGCTTCGATACAGGCGCCTCTTAGCGACTCGACTATCGTTATTTGCCCCGAGCGATACATAAACACTGGCCGAATCCCAGCGCTGAATGACCTGAGTCACATCGGAAGGTTCCGATTCCTCACCCAGTACCGTCACTCCGGTCACATAGTAAACTGAGTTATATACAGGTATTGACGGGTCACCCGGGTCAGCATTATTCCACGAAGATGAAACTGATGGGGTGTTTGGAACCTTGACAGCAAGGTCGCCACTCGAAGGACCGCCGCCGCCGAGCTGGTAGTAAACCTGTGGCTTTTCCGAATCGCCCGCTGCGTACATTCGATTATAAGCATCATTCGCTATGGGGCCTCGCAAGAAGTCCGCATTATCGGTACGACTCAGAGTTTCTGTTTTATCGTAGTGGTAGAGAGACCACGACTTAACTCCAGCGGCGATACTAAAACCCGCCTCTACGGGAAGCTTAAACGGTACGACACCATCACCTTCAGGTCGGCAGTTCAATGTCCTTGATGCAAACCCTTCCGGCAATAGATTGTCGTCCAGAACCGGGATCATCCCCTTCATCTGACTGAATTGGATTTTCATTCTTCCACCTGATCTCGATAGTCGACTTGATAGCCGTATCTGTGATTGATACCGGCCTGAATGATCACAGGGTCTGATAGGCCAGAGACATAAGGACCATTCTCTGTAGCAAAATCTTCGGAATGCAAACGAAGGTACAAACTCCCGGACTTGAAGTACCATAAAAAAATATCGGTATTCTCCGGGTCGTCCTTGTTCTCAACGGTCAGATAGATATCCTGAATATAAGAATCCAACTCCAGCAGTGCAGGAAGCCCAGATTGCGGGTCTCTCCACCATACGCCCATGGTGGCATCCTGACGTAAATAACAGAGTATGACGGTGCCGTCTTGCGAGAAGTCCAAGCTGATCTTCTGCAGTGGATCTATCAGTGTCAGTAGCGGCCTTGGCTGGCCATCCCATAAGCCGTTGTAGATTTTTTTCTGCAGAAAAGCAGCGCCAGATGATTCAACATACGCAACCCATTCATGCTGATAGTTCCCTTTTGATAAATCAGGATTTCCGGTTGACGAAGAAATATCAAAAGGGCCGTATGAAAAAGACTTGAACAGGTGGGCATCGTCAAACACAGGCAGGAATCGCAAAGGACGAATCAGCTCTCCACGCATCGAGCCATTAAGCACCGGAATCATAACGGCCCAAGTGAAGGTCAAATCAATTTCTAGGTTGTAGTTGGCAGGCAAGGTAAAGCCTGGATCAATCTCCATTCGCGGAACCTTCCTTGAGCTGGAATTATTAGAAGCCGAATAAGAGACCTGTAATTTCTCCGGAGTCTGATCGTTCTCGATATAGTCGAATGAAGCTCTCACCGTTACCTGTCTAGAAGCTCCGTCAAATGAGTACGGAGTGCCAACAGAGCTACTACCGGAGCGAGAATAGCCCCCGCCAATCAGGTAATAGCTACTACCGTCGTATGATGAACTGCCAAACATAGGCTGAGCGAACCCAAACGCATGTATACCCTCTGCAGTGGTGTTATTGGAATCTGCAGCATAAACCGTGTAGCTCAGGTCGCCGTGTGGGGTGGATACCGTGCCAGAACCCAAAATCTCATCAGGAATTATCGAATAGAGCGTGTAGGTAACCCGAACTGTTTGATTATCTGTGACAGTTATTGTGATCGGATTTCCACTACCATCCTTTATCAGGGATCGACTCATCAGCGTCCCGGTAGATCCGCCTTTCCTTATGCCAAGCTCTGACAGATCGCCAGATATATTCGTAAACTCAACTTCTCTGGCACACTTATATATGGCTGGGTAAGCCCCCTCTGCACTGTCTCTGGTGAAATTAGTGAAGTCACCACTGGCCTTGCTTGCTATCTGATTACCGAGATCGGTGTCGCTGTAAGCCGGAGTGGTAACTACTCCGGCACCCAAGCACAAGTGCAAATAAAAAACGCCGGAGAATCTATTAACCTGCTGCCGAAATGGGCCCGGATCTTCAAGGGCTGCATCGGTAATCAGGTTATCGAACTCGCCCGAGTCAAATACAATGCCCTCATCTTCAAGGACTTGTACTCTATAACTGCCTCTCATCAGCGTTGGCTTTAGCTTCATTCTACACCTGCAAGGTACTTGTTACGTTTGTAATTACTACGCTCTGAACGATTGGAGCCCCTTCGGCATCCGGCTCTGCATTGCTATCGAAGTAGTTAGGGAAATATTGCTGTTCACTGCTGACCGCAGCAATGACAGCCTGAGCTACGTACACTTCCGCATCATCCACTTGCTCAGCATTGGAGTTGAACACGAGTTCGGTAAACACAAGCTCACTACGAACCGCCATAACTTCTGCCGAGATGGAAAACAACCAGCTATCGGGTAATGTTTCTGGCGTGCTACCTGCGTCTGATCCAACATTACCCCACTGATCAATCCTAAGAAGCGTCGCAAATAGTGTCACCGACATGTCATTAAGCGAGAGGCCCGATATTGAATCATCCCTCCATGAATCGCCCGCGATATCACTCCATCGCGTCTTATAACTGGATATTTCAGATGAAAGGTCAAGCCCGAGCCGATTATCGCGACCTGACAGCCATGAATAGGAATACCAATCTGTTGATTCTGTATCAAAGTCCTCGTGATTATATAAATCACCAAGTATCGAAAAGTGCGATATCACGATATGGACCAAGCAAAATTGAATGTCAGGGTAAGATCGTGATCAGCCGGCAGCGTGAAAGACTCACTCAGCTCAACAACAAAATGAGAGTTCGAATATTCGAAAACCCTAAAGCCAGTTACCGTTCTATTTTCTGCCTGAGCAGACCAATTAACGATCAGTTCGCATTCCTGGCTCTCTGAGTTGTAGTTGATTGTCACCGTGGTACTTCGGTCTTCGCCCGAACTTTTCAGCATCTCAAAAGAATTGCCGGCACTCGTACCAACCGGATTGTCATAGCGCCCGGCAAGAATGCCTTTCGGTGAAGAAAGATCATCCGACGGCCTTGCTGTGTAATTTACCGACTGTCCGAACTGCGTTGTTATTTCGCCAGTATCCAGCACATCAGGCACAAGGAAGTACACGAAGAATGTTACCTCTAGTGTCTGTTGTGCCTGTATTGGCACCCATGTCTGATAGCCGTTCCCGTCTCGAATAAGCGTCCTTGATAACAAGTCGCCCTCGGCCAGTCTTCTAAAACCAACCTCGCGAATATCACCAACAAGTCCGGTAAAGCTCACCGTTACAGAACGCCTGGCATATCGATCCTGGCCATCCATAAAAATCGTGGCGTCACTTGAGAATGTACCGGATACCTGACCAAGCTGATTATCGAGCGCAACCTGAGTACTGTATGGCTCGCTATCGCCATCACCTACGCAGATAAAACCAGACGAAAACGGGTCACCGTGATTCAGCGCCTCATTCAGAATAAGATTGCGCACCTCGCCGGTATCAGAAATACACTTCCCTGAATCAATCACGCGAAGCTGGTAGGCACCTTTAATCATAGCGGCACTGTATCCCCTGTTAGCGTCCAAAGCGCCTCAGCGGCCTCGGACTTTGCCCGTATCGCGGTCAGCGACACCACTGACCCATTGCCTCTTAACTGGGTCGTTCCCGGCGTCTGAATAATGCCATCGTCCAGTGCCTGAACCTGAACTACACCAAAGCCGAAGTTCTGAATCTGAAAGGTCGTGCCCGGTACTGGGTCGGATACCAGAAAGAATGTCACCGTGTTCAGATCATCATTCACCATGAAGTAAGTGAATGCGTCGTCGTCGGTACCGACAGTCACTTCAGTGGTGCCCGCTTCGATTTGTCGCAAACCTACGCCGGTCAGAGCTACGCGCGCCCAATGACGAGCCCGCTCAGCCCAGTGCGCAGCCTGATCCACCAAGTCTTTGCACTGCTGAATATACGTGCTCAGATCAAAAGGAAATTTCATGCGCCCATTACCTCAGTATGTTTCTGAGTAACGTCGGCCTGTAGCGCTTCCAGATACTCAAGCGTTGCCGGGTCGAGCTGGTTAAACTTCACCATAACGCCAAGGTCAAAGGTCGGGTCCATATCGTTACTGACGTTGATCGTAATGTTGTCAGGCTCTTGAGACCCGCCTTGCACATACACAGGTGTTTCGCCAACAACAGGCCCGCTGCCCTGCCGGTAATAATTCTGACGGTGTAGTTCCGCATCCAGTACAGGAGCAACCGCCAACATGAGTGGGATAAACTCACCTGATCCGGTATCAACAAGGATATCCAACGCCACAGAACTGACCGTAAGCGCCGACGTGACTGTATCCGCAATCGTGCAGGAGATTTGCCCGAGCGCGGCCTGTGCTGCATCTGGCGCCCCTGTTACCTCATAAAGATCACCCAGCACATGAGGCGAGCGACCAAGCCGAACCTTTAACGTCCAGCCAGTCGTATCAATTACCTGCTCCGTATCCGCGTTCGTAAACGTCACGCGCATAGAGCGGCCTTCGCCTTTCAGAATCGGTCTGAGTCGAATCATTGTTTATTCACCGGGTTTTTAGGAGAAACGCGAACGTCGTTCTGCATCTTTACGCCAATGGCGTTGTACGCTCGCTGGAGATTGGCCTGAGCCAACTGAGCGTTAAAGCTGTCCTCTGAATCCTTATCAAAGGCCAGAAAAATAATGTAATGGCGCAACGCTTCGTTGTACTGCTCCCGCACGAATACTTTTTCAGTATTCTCGTCATAACTTCTCAGCGTATGCCGTGTGCGCGGAGTAAGCACAACCAGCAATTCCAGCAATGACCCTTCTTTCGCCGGCGGATACACATAGAAGCGCAGAGGATCACGTTCGTAGTAAATAAAATACTGCTGCTGGTTACTTGCCGGGCGCGAATGCCAGTCAGGTATCACCCTGTCCATTTGCTCTTGTGACTTAAAGTTCACCGGCCTCATGGCGCCCTCAAGGTTGCGCTTTATATCGACCAGGCGAACCGCACCGACGGGCAACTCTTGCCGCGTTCCTGCAGCACAGGAAAACTCAGAGTTATCCGCAAACGCTTCAGGCATCAAACCCAGCAACCAGTCGTAGGACTGATTGAGATAGTCCACCAATTCAGTATTGGTCCAGCGTATGCCGGTACCGGTTTCCTGCAGCGTATTCTTCACCGCATTGATTAACGCACTTACGAGAATAGCCACGATCAGACCTCCCAGACGCTGCGAGCGAATCCGGCGCGACCCTTACGGCTCACATCAAACTCATTACGAACGTCCGCCGCTGCAGCCATCCACATGGTTTTGTATTCGCTGGCGTAGTAGCCACTCAACTGAGGATTCGACCAGTCATTGCCGGGCATTGCCATCAAGCGCGCTTTTACTCCGGCCGCAATACAGTCCGGCCAGCGATCCAGAATGGAATCAGGAACACTTGTGGCGCCGGGCCGCGGCTTCAGAATAATAAGCGCCTTCGCCTTTGACTCCGCCGTCACCGATTCAGCCAGCTCAATAACGGAAGGTGCATGCTGAACATAATCACCAGGCTTCAGCGTACTGCCATCCACGGTCAGATTTTTAATCCCAACAACGATGTGCCCCTCATACGGGGAAACAAAGTCGTAGCGATCGAGACCGGGCGAGACAGAAAATTCCACCTCTTCAATAAACGCCTGTGTCTTTTCGCAAAAGTCCGCGAAAACAGTACAGGCATGAGAAGAGATAATGTCGTCAATACAGCCGGGCAGCTCAGGGAGCACCGATACTATGATTGACGAGAAATCGCTGAAGCTATGGTGGATCATGGAAGCCCTCAGCCGTTCAGGCTATCAAATACAGCGTTCAGTTCTTTGGCACCGAACTCCGGGCAGTTTTCACCGATTGCAGCTCGAACAGCGGCAATTTTAGGCTTGCCGTTTTCGGTAAAGTGCTCTTCGTTATCGGAATTCAGCGACAAGATTGCGTTCGTGATAACGTCTTTCAGATCATCAGTCGCATCGTCGCCGCCGTCTTCATCCAGAAGCTTCTGAGCATCTGCCTTTGCAGCCGCCGCACGCTCCGCCGCCTCCAAGGCTTCACGTTCTGCCTTTTCAGCTTCTTCAAACGCAGACTTCTTCAGCTTCTTCTTGACTTCATCAAGCTGTTCGCCTTTAACAAATACATCCTTGAATCGCAGCAGCTGGCCAGCCGCTCGACCATCGACATACTGGATGTCGCCAAAACCCGACAACACCACACCAGTTCTGGCGATAGTGTCCTTCTTGAATTCTTTATTGCCGATATAAGCAATCGCAACCGGCTTTGCGAATTCATCAAAAGTACGTTCAGCCATAATGGCCTCCATAAAAAAGCCCGGCACAGAGCCGGGCGAAGTTAAGGTTTAAGGTTCGCGACGGTCTTAAAGCAGACCGGTATAGCGATACTCCGGGACAACAGTCACATCACCGGTGCCAGTGGCACCCGTAACGGTAACCGTCAGGTAAGCGCGAGCAGGAAGCTCATAAGGAGCTTCGTCATACGCCAGCTTGCCAGCGGCAGCCGAGTCCGCAACAGACCCGAAGAAGTCCTGGTCATCCGTGCCTTCGCCGCCCGGAAATTCGATACCGAACTCAAGGCCAGTTCCAGCACCCATTGCGCCGTGATATGCCTTCAGGCCATCAATGGTTACGCCTTCAGGAAGTTCCAGAACTCGAATCACTGTGTCAGCAGCATCCGCGTTAAAGTTTGCAACGCCAGCTTCACGGGAGACGTTGCCATGTGCCGCGTTATAAACGCGGTTTTTCAAAGTGGCAGAATTTTTAGTTGCCATATAAACACCTCAAGGGCGACCAGTGCCGCCCAGTATGAGATTAAAGGAACGCTACCGACTACTGACTTACAGCCGTATCGACAACCATTACACCGTGGTCATTTTTACGACCGTTCTTGTCAGCGAAGCGGATCTTCTTCTTACCATCCATCCAGCGGCAAGAGATTTCATAGGCGTTGCCATGATCCTTTTCTTCTTCCGTAAGGCCGACATAACCCATGTCGTCGCCACCCTGGGAGCCGACGTTACCGAATGCCCAGCCAAGTGCCTGCGCACCCAGAAGAACACCACGGTGAACGTTGACGCCCGGAGCAACCTGGGTTTCAGTCGCTTCATTGACGTTCTGACACACGTTCACAGGAGTGCCTGCCGCAAACTCCACCCAGTTGCTGTTCATCTTCTTGATGAGAATGCCTTCCCAGAAGTAGCAGTCACCAGCAAAAATCGGGTTCTTGCTGGTTGACGCAGTACGGTTTTTCGCAGCCGCGTACATTTCCTGCCACTGCTTCGCACTGGTGGTCGCCTTGAAGTCCTTGAACTGACGCGGAGTCAGGTACAGAACGTACATTGGGTCTTCATCGGCGAGCATGTCACCCTTAAAGCGAATCGGCTGCATCACCATGCTGTCCTGCTCATCGATCAGGAGTCGCATGTTTTCCACCGTATCCAGAGTGAACACGTCGGACGAGTCGATATCGTTCAGAGAGGTAGCATCACCACCGTAGAAGTGACGATCATAGGTAGGTGCCTGCAGGCCGTTTACCATAATCTCATCAAACTCAGGATGCGCCTGACCCGGCACGATCAAGTGCGTCGCTTCACGAGTACCGCTAGCACCAGCCAGGTGGTACAGAGTGGTCTCATCACAAAGACGGCTGTAGTAACCGCCCTTACCGGCCAGCTCATTTCGCGCAATAGCCTTTAAGTCGTGCTTGGTGCGCTGCTTGGCCATCTTGCCACCAGGATTAACCATGTGACGACCTTGCAGGATTTTCAGATCCATACTGGAAGAGGTTAGCGTTTCACCGCGTCCGTCCAGAGGCTTATCACCCATGGTCGGGGTCTTATTGAGGATGTGAAAAACATCCATTTCAACTTCTTCGCCGGCTTCTTTTGAAAGGTTATTTACACGCACAATGGGCGCACCTTTACCGGTTTGACCGCGAGTGGACCCACCCTTCTTCTTGATAGACATATCCGCCGAGTCCACCAGCAAATTGGTGAAGTTCGGCTGACGAGTCATGTCGGTGAACAAAGCACCGTTTTCAACCTTGTTACTTTTTACAACTGGCATAATCAATCACCTGAATTATGTGACCGAAACTCAATACCAACTCATCACTTCCTGAATCTGAGCATCAGACATCTTGGCCATTTCGGCTTCGCGCTCAGCATCAGACATCGACTCCAGACGCTCTCTAAGAGACTTTTCTGTGCCGGGAGCCTGACCAATATCAGTAAGTGAGTTAGGGGTAGGAGCTTCGGCGCTATCTACGATTTCCTTGGCGCGCTGCTTCACGGATTTCTGCTCCGCTACAGCGTCGCCAAAGGCTGCTTTGGTTCGCCTTGCAACTTCGGCAAAGCGGTCTGCGGGCGCGGCGTTTTGCCACTTGGGATCTGCCTGCAGTTTTTGGTCGATGGTTAAAGCCATGTCCCAGCGGTCTGGGTCTTTGGCTTGCCAATTGGTGAGGTCTGAGTTGTTTTGAAATGCTGAGCGAGCGGCTGCAGCTTCTGCGTCATCCACTTCAGCTTGAGCCTGATTTACAGTCTCGGCCTGTTGCGCTTGTGCTTGCTGCGATTTAAAAAGGATTCGAGCAAGCTTCGCCTCCATAGAGCCGTAACCGTAATCTTCTTCAACATCAGCCAATTCATTTTCGGTAATGGCATCTGGGTCAGCAAAGGCTGAGTCCATATCCACGCCCTGACGATCAAGGTTCGCTTTGGCGTTACTGATCTGTTTGTCGCTTTCAGAAAGACGAGCATTCGCCTCATCCAGTTGACGCTTCAGATCGGCTTCACGCTGTCGCGCTGCCTCAAGCACTTCATACGGAATTGTGTGCTTGCCATCTTTCGTTGCGATTGGCGCGCGCTCTTCTTCATCCTGGCCGGACGGTTCGCCATCGCTTTCACTGTCATCACCTGAGTCCGCTTCTGCTTCCGCAGCTTCGGTTTCTTCAGGGGTTTCAGCTTCCGCTTCGTCCTGTTCGTTTGAATTGTCTTCGCCAGCGTGTGCAGCCAGAGCCTTTTCAATTTGGTCCGGATCACCGCTTGCCAATGCGTCATCAACGCTCATTACTTCGTCACTCATTTCTCACCTGTTTGCTGTATCGCTAAGCTGCGTAATTGATATTGCGTTTTGCCGTCACGACCTCGGCTTCGTGAATTCGGGGCATAAAAAAACCCGCTCAATGGCGGGTCTCTTTATTGAATTCTGTTTTTTAAATGGCTTGCTGCCACTCGTCAGGCAAAGGCGGAGGAACTGCCGCCGCCTGCTCTATTTCCATCTTCGTTTTTTGCTGATCAACGTCTTCTGATTCTGCGCGCTCTCGTGTGTACTGAGCGTCTGCCTTGGCCTTGTCGACTTTCGCGGCCAGCTCTTCCAGTTTCAGCATGACTTCACGCATCTGAAGCTCATCCATTTCCTTCTGCTTCTGCTGCTGCTCCTGCATCTGCGCTTGCTGCTCTGGCGTCATATCTTCAGGATCAATTTCACCTGTAAATTTCTGCACCAGCTTCATGAGTTCAATGCGTTTTTCTTCCGGCACGTCCAGCTGATCAACAAAGATACCCAGGCCAGCCATCTGAGCGTCGCCCGGCAGCTTGGAAATAAAGTCCATGAGCATTTGCGAGACTTGAGCGCGGTAACCCGGCGACTGTTGAATCTCACCCAGCACCACTTGTGTTTTCGCCTGAGCGATAGCGTTGGTCATTTCGCCGTCCTGGTCATTGTTCAGTACGACCTGCTTCGGCTTCTCGCCCAACTTGCCCGGCACCATGATTTGAATGTTTCGGCTCTCTGTCATTTCCTCGACTTCGTGAGCCATGACCAGTTCACCAACCATCTGGCGAGCGTTGTTGTAGTTGTCGTTAATGTCAGCCAGTGTCGTTGCGCCCTGCTCAACCAGAGAGTTAATTGCCACGCCAGACTGAGCGCCGCCCTCTTTACCCAAGAACGCGTTGTAAATACCCGCGACATCCTGAATCAGCATCTTGGCGTCTTGCATGATCTGGAATTGCTGAGCACCGATACCCTGATCTGATTCGACTTTGAATAGCGCTCCGCCCTCACGCTTACCGGCACCGTTCAACTTAACAATACCGTCAGCCTGGTGAACCTGCTGGCGCAGATCGTTATCACTCATCGCCGTTGCGTCATCATCCATGGTGATCCGCTTGTAATTCAAGTCACCAGTCAGGCGAATGCGACGGAAGTTAATTTCGTCTTGCGGGCTGAGCATTGAGCGACCCAGTCCATACGGAATACCAGTCTCATCTTCACGCGCACCGAAGAACGGTACATACGGATACATATTGTGAGGATGCGGACTGGCCATATCCTTGACGAAGTGCGGACCGATATACCAACTCAATCGAAGTGACGGCACCGAGCACTTTATGATTTTCACCCGACCCGAAACCACCATCGCGTTGTGAATCGGGTTGTCCTCCTGATACACCACTGCGCGGCCATCTTCCGAGCGCAATACGATGCCGGGCATCCATACGCGGTAATACAGCTCGTACACCTTCACCATGTCACGGTGCGGTAAAATCCATTCCTTCTCGTCACGAGTGCTGTACTGATATTCGCGGTACGCCTGAGACAACGTGTCGCCTTTGTCGTAAAAATCATCCATATCGAATGACGACCACTGGCCAATACTGTGCTTGATGATTTCTTGTTGGCTTGGGAAGAAAGCCTCAGCCTCGTCCTTATCAACCCAGCGTTCACGCAGGAGCCAGCTACAGTTATTCAGATCCGCAGCGGTGCGCCAGTCGAATGAAATTTCATTTCTGTGCACCGTGCTGATTTTGTATTTTGATCCCAGCGAGTTACTGTTCTTTTTAACTTCCACCCAGCCGATACCAGAAATCACCTGAGCCTTGTACGCTTCCGCACATGCCTGATTTGCCTTGCCGGTTCGCAGGCCCTCATTCAGACGGACATTCAGACCTTCAGCCACTTCCCTGAATTCATCGTCGTCAGCACGAACGAACCAGTCAGTACGGCTACGCGCCTCCATACCCAACACACCATTGATCGCAGGCTGCATCAGATTGGTGATCAGAATCGGAAGTTTCTTAGCCTTCAGCGAGTTAATCACTTCCTGATCGAGCTGGTTGCCGTCGTAATACTGGTGGCACCGTGAAGCGAGACCGCGCCACTCTGGCTGATAGTCGCGTTCCTGCAGAATCTTATGCAGTCGCATACTGTGCTTCAGATCGTCAGCCATTTATTACGCCATCCAGTGATCAGAGTTTGTTGATTGAACCGTTCGCCCGTCGATAGGCTTTGTGCTCATCACGCGAACCAGCATGATGATTAAGTAACGCATTGCGTCCATCAGGTGATCGTTCTCCTTAACGACCTTGCCGCTGTCGTCCCGGCGATACAGACCTATTTCGTGCCATACGCCGGTCAGGTTGCTGAATATCTTTAATCGACCAGTGGCTAGGCGTTCATTCACCGCCAACAGTCCAGCTTCAACCGCGTTGTCGGCCTTGATCAATTTCAGCCCTTGCGCAACGTAGATATCGAAAAGATTCTCGCCGTCTTTTTGTCCGCGACCTTTCGATGCCGGATCAATAGTGCCCACCACCCAATCGCCACGCGCTTTAACCGCGGCAGAATGTTCAGCAGGAGTGACCTGCCCCATGTAGTGCTCGGTGTACAGATAAACGATGTCGTTGTCTCTGTCCCACGCGCCCCAGACCACTGCTGTTTTATTCCAACCCACGTCCATGCCGTAGGCTTTCGGCCAGTGCTTCGGGATCATAAATGGCTTGCACTTAATGTCGTCCGTGTCATACGGATAAATCGCACCGGAACCTAATGACGGCTCACCATTCATACGCGCTTTAAGCTGATAGGGTTTCAGCTTCAGCGACTTAATCAGCTTGTCTTTCTGATCCTCTGACAGGTGCGGAGCGTGAGCCCAGCCAGCCTTAACCAGATACCGAGGGTTTTCGGTATCGGTAAGCACCTGATCCTTACAGGAATCCAGAAACGCCAGCACCAGCTCTGTTAATCCAGATAGAGGCGTAAACGTCAGGATGAAAATACCGTTCGTGGTCATCGTCCGTATCAACGCCTCTTCGTAAACGTCATACGGACATTCTTCATCCATCCAGATGATGTCCTCTTCCGTGCCCTGGAAGATTTTTCGCCCCTGATCGTAGGAGCGCAGCTTTAATACCGACCACTCACCATCAACGTGCTTAACCGGCACCGTGTCGTAAGCGTCAGACACGCCCGGCTTAATAGTCGGCTTGCCCAGCAAGTGCTTAGGAATAATCCCAGTTCCCCATGCCGGCGTGTCGTACTTACCACCGAACAGCTTCTTCTGAATGATGTCTCGAGTGGTCTGGTTCGTGTCACCTGCAGCCAGGGCATTGATCTGACGATTAAACCGCTTGCCATCCCACCATTCCGGGTAAAGTCCGGTTAAATGGCAGTATAGCTCATACCCACCGGCTTCCGTCTTACCAACGCGGTTACCGGCCATAAACAGGCGCTCAGAGTGATAAGCACCAGCCGTAAAAAATTCAGTATGCTTCGGATAGAGTGCGCGCCTTAGCGGCCCCTCATCCTGAAATAATTCGCCAACGCGGTTGTACCTGCGTCGACGTTCTTTCTCTTCCAGTAGCGCGAGCAATTCACGCTTACGATCAAGACTCAGATGCTTCAGATGCGAGGCGTCGAATTCGCTCATCAATCTGGGCTTCCGTTAGCTTCGCCTCTGGCTTCTCATCATCTTGCGGCGCGTCCAGGTTGTATGCCTGACGTTCGATCTTTACCAGCTTTTCCATGGCGGTGACCATGTTGCTTGCAGCTTTACCCATGTAATCCAGAGGCAGATAAATACCAACAATTTCACCGTCACGGTCTTGAACCTCGATGCGACCAGCGTCAACCTGATCACCCAGTTTTTCCAGCATGGCGCTTACAACGTCACGGCCTTTCTTCGCCCAAGCCCGATGCTGAAACACAACGCTTGCGGCAGTGGTGGCGGCGGCTTCAATAATTGCTTCATCTGACGGTCGCGGCATTGACGAATCTTCGCTACCTGTCGTCAGAATATCCCGCGTTCTGTCTTGGACGTTTTTACTCAGGTCTTTCGTCCAGCCCTTGCTTTTTGCTTTTTGCGAAATGGTCATGGAGCGCGGGCCGTG